ATATAATGTGTAAAACCCACAGGAATTTGTGCTATGAAATTTTTTACGGATCCAGACAACTATACACAGCAACTAGAGCAACTAGTAATAAACAAACTATTGCCTGCTTATGTTGAACGTTGCCGTTATCTAGGTGTGCCTGTTGATTATAGTGATGTGCCAACACATATACTGTCAGAAACTGTTTATTCAAAAAATGTTGCTGCACTATTACGGCCAAAAAAAGGCAGTTGAACACATAACCCGTTCCTGTTATAATAATGTTTTAGCGGAGTTTCGCGTTTGGCCGCTAACCGCCATGGGGCAAGAACCAACCCAAATCGACTTGAATTAAGCAAAGCGTAAGTATGAGAATATGCTCTTGTATTAAACTGCTTAATGCCGTGGTATAATTCTGTGCATGTACAGTTTCCACAAATGCTAGTCATCTAGCCGGGCCGCTTCGGCGGCCCACCTCTTTTATGCACTACAACAACTTTGAAACTGCTTTTAAACAAATGACTGAACAACTAACTGAAAAGCTAACTGCAATTAAGTACGACCAAGATAAACTGCCAATGCACTTATTAAGCACTTACTCACTAGAACAAATGGCTCGTGTACTGCAGTTTGGTGCACAAAAGTATAGTGCCCATAACTGGCGTAATGGTTTTGCTTGGAGTCGTCCATACAGTGCTGCTATGCGGCATCTGTTAGCCTGGAACAGCGGCGAATCAGTTGATTCAGAAACTGGAATTAGTCACTTAGCTCACGCAGCTTGTTGTCTTATGTTTTTAATTGAATTGGAGAAAACGCATCCTAACTTGGATGACCGATATAAATCAGATGTATAAACGTCTTACACAATATTTACTTAATACTCGTCACAGTTTATATGATGCTTGCGATGCGCTAGGCATTGATTATGACAGTGTTGACAGTTACAAAATTAATTTACATCAATGCACACACTGTGACATATGGACAAATAAATTAATCCTAGATCTAGACGACAATCCTATTTGCAATTACTGTCGTCATCTTGAAGGAATGTAATTATTGTCTTGAATATTTAGTTTAAACATGAGACAATGTTGTTTGCGTTATAACAGAGAAACCCATGTTCGACCAAACAGTACAACGAGTAGGTTTTGCTTGCAAAGTGCAAGAATTGCACGATAAGCCGCTTAGTGGCTGCAATCAAAAGTCTACTACAATCAAGTGGCTTAGTTCACAAACTCGTGCAGTTGCTGAAAAGCGGCTGTGGGACTTGGCACAATCAAACGTACAAGCATTGCAAAAACAACTTGAATATGTTGCTAAACTGCCACATGCACAGCGCATGTTTCGTATTAGCAGCGACTTACTGCCAGCCTACACGCATGACGATTGGCTGGCATTTTATTTTACACAAGACATGACTAACTGGCTAGAGCGTAATCTTGCACGCTGTGGAGAATACGCACGGAAACATGACATTCGTCTTAGTTTTCACCCAGGTCAATTTTGTGTACTGGCTAGTGAAAACCCAGAAATCGTTGAACGAAGCATTGTTGAGTTTGAGTATCACTGTGACATTATTCGTTACATGGGTTTTGGTCGAGAATTTCAAGACTTTAAATGCAATGTACACATTGGTGGTAAGCGTGGACCAGAGGGCATAAAACAGGCTATGCGTAAGCTGTCGCCCGAAGCACGTAATACGCTTACTATTGAAAATGCAGAATTTACATGGGGGCTTGATGCCTCTCTTGAATTGGTTAATACTTGTGCCCTCGTCTTAGACATTCATCATCACCTTATTCATAGCGGTGAGTATATCGGTACAGAAGATTCTCGCTTTAAACAAGTATTAGAATCTTGGCGAAATGTACGGCCAGTTATTCACTATAGCGTTAGTCGCGAAGAACACTTACCAAATCACTGTATAGAAACCTTACCAAACATAAAATTAGCAGTTGCAAATGGTATAACAAAAGCCAAGTTACGAGCACATTCAGATTACTACTGGAATAATGCGTGTAATAGATGGGCAGGATCTTTTATGCCATATGCTGATATAATGCTAGAATCAAAACAAAAAAATTTAGCACGAGATAAATTTTGTGCAAGTATAAGCATATAAATTTTTGTATTGATATTTATCACCATATATAGTATAATATACCCATAACAACAAAAATGGTTTTATTATGGATATATGTGGAATTTATGCACTGTATTGGCCAATATCTAGTATGGTTTATATTGGTCAATCTCAGACAATAAATAAGCGGTACAAAGAGCATATAAGGTCATTAAATAAGGGCATACATGCTAACCCAAAAATGCAAATTGAATATAGTATAAATGGGAAGCCAGATTTAGTTATAATAGAATTATGCTCTATAAATGAACTTTACAATAAAGAAATATCGTGGACTAAAGAATTTAATTCCTTAATAGAAGGATTAAATATAGTAGAGCCAGGCCCTTCAGGATGGGGTGTAAATAGTAATCAGTCTAAATATTCAAAAGTTCAAGTGTTAAAGGTATTCTCATTACTAACCAAGACGGATTTAGCAAATATAGATATAGCTAATAAAGTAGGTGTTAGTCTAAGACTTGTAGAATCTATACGTGGTGGATATAGTCACACATGGCTAAAAGAAGCTTATGCTGAAAGATACTCTAAGTTAAAAAATAAATCAAGAGTAAGAAATACTATTGCAAGAAGGCAAGGCGTTGTACCAGTGCTTGTAAATACTTCTACAGGACAAATAGTAGAAGTTAACTCTGTAGTAGTTTTTGCAAAAGATATTTGTAAAGATACAAGTTCATCGTTCGCATCAGGTATACGTAGAGTTATACGTAAAGAACAAAAAGAATTTCGAAACTGGAAACTACAATAAATAATATGTCCTACAACAGCAATTGCTCAAATCAAATCAAAACAAAATGAAACTAGCACAAACCTTTACAGAATACCGTCCAGTTGTAGAAGATCCGCTTTATCATCTAACAGCTGCATATGCCACTCCTTACGAAGGAGATATTCCTAGATGGCTTTTTGTAGATAATGGCGGAGTTCTTCGTAGTGCCACGTCAGCCCGAGTCACACAACAACAGCTTAATGTTAATTGCCGCAGCTGTGGCACAGAACCTTACAGTGTAATTCGTATTAGTGCAAACTTGGTTAATTGGGCATCAAAGATTGTTTTTCTAGACAATACTAGCTTTTTTAGTGCTAGAATGTTGTACGAACATACACATTACTGGAACGGTATCATACTACCCAAAAGTGTAGTATGGGACATTGAAGATTCTTATCAATATATGCATCCCGAACTTCAAGAGACGGTTAGATGTAAACTACTAGGTTAAAGCATTTTGTTGCCGATTCCAAGACACAAAAAATTTACATTTGACTCATACTGTCTCCCATGATATAATATTATTTATCAGTTGGAGAAAACATGTCAGGCTATACTAAAGAATTTTTGATTAGTGCATTTGTTAGTCGCTATGAGTGCTTAGGGCTTGATACTGTAGAGCAACAATATGCTCTTGCTAAAAAACTGGCTAATAGTGTTAGTGTGGATAAGTTTCGTCAATATTGTAGTCTAGATGCTGACGCAATCAAACATTATAAAGAATACTGTGCGCGAGTGGTGTAATGGTAGCCACGCTGGTCTTAGAAGCCAGTGCCGCGAGGCGTGAGAGTTCGAGTCTCTCCTTGCGCACCAACAATTCCAAGGTAGCTCAGGAGGTAGAGTAAGGGACTGTTAATCCTTTGGTCGCTGGTTCGAATCCAGCTCTTGGAGCCAGTTAAGGAGTATGTAATGCCAACGGTATATTATAGCCTTCCAGGATGGCGAAATGCGTATTGGGTACCTTGTGAGGTGCTTGATCGTTTTGACGGTAGATACCTGATCGAGTATCACTGTCCACTATTTGATGAGAAACAGCTAGCCACGACTACTGGCCATAGTCTCCGGTTTCCGTCATACAGTGAGTTGGTTTACTAAACAAACCAGTATAGTGCAAACGGGTGGCAATGTACGTGTCGGCAGACACAGAGGGCTGCAATTCCCCACTCTGCAAAGAACAGAGACTATACTTTAGCAATCTCTTTGAGGTCTTGGCCGTTACCCCTGTAAGAAAAACGGCGACAGAGATTGCTAAAATATAGTTAAACAGTAAGAGTCTGAGAGCAAAAGTGCTTAACCAGCCGCCAGACCGCTATGGTAATATCCAACCTTAATTGTAACAGTGGTGCTGTTCAGCGATATTAAGGAGGCTAGCTTGCCTTTAAACAGACAGCGGTACTCTTACTATTTAAATGGGCTGCTAGTGATAATGGGAGCACGAGGCCTTTGCACGGCTTAAGTTGGAGTTCGATCCTCCAGCGGTCCACCACTTTATGGCAAAGCCTTAAACGTAGCTGAAACGAATTCAGCATTAATTAAATGCACGGAGATGCATATGTACCCAGAACATAACTATAGTGAACATGATGTGTTGCACTTAAATGTGCCGCTATTCTTGAAACTGCTAGAGTATGCTCGTGAGGATAGTTTTAGTGATGAAGATTTACATTGGATCACTGAAAGAGCAATAAACCTAACCAATCACGGATATACGCTAACAATGGCGCACTACTTAAAAATAGTGCCTGAATCTCGCACAGTAACTGTAGACTTACCGCCAGTGGAGTACACCAATGGCAAAATATAAAATTTATGAAATTGAGCTAAGTCCACGATTGTTACACAAGCTTTTTGAGCATGTAAGAAAGCCCGAAACAACTGAGGAACATATCGGTTACATTATAGAAAACCTAAAAGATTTAAGTAAAACTGATGAATTATTAACACTAGATCAGTTTGAATTGATTATTCAGAAACCTGCACTAACCTAGTGCAGCCGGCAGGTAATACTTGCCGGTATTACCTGCTTTTATCAACTCCATAAAAACAAAAATAATAGGAGAATAAAATGGCAGAAAGTATTACACCAGCTGGTATGATGATGAGTGGCGGCGACGGACTTTTTGGCGGTGGGGGCGGTCTTATTGGCGGCCTTATCCTAGGCAGCCTTCTTCGCAACAACGGAAACCTTTTCGGCAACGACGGAAACGCTGCTGCCGGAGCTGTCTTACGTAGCCCTCCTGAGCAAACCCAAGCCAATATGGACTTAATGGCAGCTATTGGTGCTGTTGATAAGTCAGTAGCAGTAAGTACTGCTGCAATGGAAGCCAGTCAAGCCAATCAAACAATTGGCCTTACCAGTCAGTTTAATAATGTTGCAAGCTCTTTAGCAACTCGTATTGATAGCACTAAAGAAGCTGTTAATGCCGGCACAATGGTTTTAGCACAACAGCTAAATGGCGTTGAAAAGAGCATAATGGAAAACCGTTATGAACTATCAAAAGATATTAGCAATGACGGCGAAAAAACCCGTGCTCTAATTACCAGCCAGTATGAGGCTACCCTAAACCGCCAACTCTCGGATGCTAATGCAGCAATTATAGCTCTACAAGCAAAACTAGATACTGGCGCAGCTACTCGTGGTGTTGAGGTTACTACAACCAATAACATCAACCAAATGCAACAGCAGCAGCAACAGCAAGCTCAGTGGGGGCAACTCTACAATATTCGGTAACAGTTATTAACGTGTACCCCTGCAATTACAAATTGCAGGGGTTTTAACTATTAATAGGCCGAATATGTTATATCCTTTATGTATGCCGCCCGTCATAGTTGATGACCGGGACTTGTTTATTAGTAGTGTTATAAATAGTCTGCCTAGTCCGCCAAGTATACCCGGACCACCAGGACCCGCAGGACCAGCAGGAGCAGAAGGACCTCCTGGACCTCCTGGACCTCCCGGAGAGTCTGGGCTAGCTAAAGACACTGCCTGTAGATTAGTAATAGAAGATTACGAAGCTACTGAACAAGACTGTTATCTTGGAGTAAACAGTAAAGACGCTGTAACTATTACTCTGCCACCAAGACCAAGCTATTGTCAAACAATTATTGTAAAAGCAGAAATGGGGCCACCACTAGGTAATCGTAAAATAAAATTAGTGACTAGTGATGTTAGTGTTATTGATGGTGGCTCTAGCTATACAATAACACAGCCTTATGGAACTGTAACTGTTCGTTGGCGTGCTGGAAATTGGTGGATCATTTAAGGAATATCAACTATGATTCACAAAGACAAAATACAGGTTGCTGAGAAAGAAGCACTACTATTATCTCTAGCAGATGATATGGCAAGTGCAGCAGCAAGTTTTAATTCACACGGCTATCAATTGTTTGTGGAAGCTAGAGAAACTTTTAAAGAAACTCTACACAAAGAATTAGTGGCTCGTTTTTTACACGATCACACATAGATAAATATGAAACATACTCGTAAAAACTTAGAAAGTGCTTTTGCTGGAGAAAGCTCAGCACATGCAAAATATCTTTACTTTGCTAAAATTAGTGATGAGCAAGGTTATCCGGAAGTTGCCCAACATTTTCGTGATACAGCAAAACAAGAATTGTTGCATGCTTGGAGTCATCTTGAATTACTCGTTGGCAAGCCTAGTGTAAAAGAATGTTTAGAGCTAGCTATTGCTGGTGAAACTTATGAGTACACTGAAATGTATCCACATTTTGCAGCTATTGCAAAAGCAGAGGGCGATACCACAGCAGAGCAAGAAGCACTAGAGCAGGCTACAGAAAGTGAAGAGCATGCCGAACAGTTTAAGAGTATGTTAGCATTAGCTGAAAAACGTTTTAATGCTCTAAAGCGTGTTGAAAAACATCATGCCGATAAATATGCAGAAAAATTAAGGGGTTTAGTATGATTTATTCATGTGTAATTTGTGGACACAACCATGACGAAGCGGTTGATGGGCCTTGGTCAGAAGTAGACGATACTTTTATGTGCCCTGATTGTGGTGCAGGTAAACAAGACTATGAGCAAGTAGACTTGCAATGACTGCTGACGAAGTGATCACAGAACTAGAAAATACTTTTAGAGAAAGTGATTTAGTGTGTCACGAACAACAACCACTAGCTTTTGAATATCGTGTTAAGTGGGCAAAGTGGCGCATACAGCAGCGAGCACAAGAAGCTGCTGATACTGCTGAATCAGAAAGATTGGCTCAGCTATTAGCAGAAGCTGAGCAGAACAAACAATAGTGGAAGGGTTGCTAATATTGGCCTAAGGGCGAGCCTTATAAACTCGTAGAGCACCGTCTAGATAAGGCGGAGTAATGTGGGTTCGATTCCCACCCCTTCTACCACAACTTAATCTATATGAAAAACATTCCTGATAAAAACTATAAAATGAGTAAGCAGCTAAAAACACTTTTGGCTGGTATTGGTGATAGTGAGCATAGGTCTATTATTAAAAAGATCATGATTGATGCAGAACTAGTTACTACTCTAAAGCCACAAAAACAAGCAGACCCTAAACCAGAGTAAATTTACAGTTGCATAGGGTTCTCACTTATAGTATAATATTACTAAATTCAAGGAGCAACCTATGCAACTAAACTACGATGCATTATTTCAAGCACTAGATGCCATCACACTAAAAGCCAAAAATGTTCGTCGCGGAGATAGCGTTAAGTGGAACTCTAGTGGCGGTGTTGCTCGTGGCAAAGTAACCAAAGTAATCACAGATGGTAGTGAGCCAGTGCCTAATAGTAGTTTTACTATTACTGGTACACCTGACGATCCTGCAGCACTTATTCGTGTTTATCGTGAGCAAGACGGTAAGTATCGTCCAACAGATACCATTGTTGGTCATAAAACCAAAACACTAACCAAAATTCCTAGTTTAGGTTAATTATGCCTTGTTATAAATGTTCAAACGGCAAGTACAAGTATGGAGAGCGTGGCCGTTGCCAGTTCGATACACTAAGTGCTTGCGAAGCTGCTGAACGTGCCATTCACGCACAGCAAAACAAACCAAAAAAGCCAACTAAAGAAACTAAACCTAAAACTTAAAGGAACGGGTATGAAAGCTACTGATAATACACACCTACTAATCTCAAATGTTAATCGCAAAGTATGGGTTACTACCAATCAGCTTAGCAATTATACCCGTTTAAGTTTTACTAGTGAAACCCTAGATAATACCGGTGGTAATACTACTACTAGTATTTTTGAAATGTATTTGTTGCCAAGCGAGCTTGATGACTTGGTAACAAAATTGCAACGTCATCAAGCACCTTAACACACTCACACATTATGACTACTAAATCACCTTTTGAAATTCGTACACGCATGTTGGAACTTGCACAAGAATACCTTCAACAGCAATATGCTGTTAGTGTGGACTTTGCTCGTGAAACATTTGATGAACTGGTGCGTACTAACCAAGCTGCCGTTACTGAGTGGCAAAAGTATGCTCCTAAAATGTACGACTTTAGTGACATTTTAAAGAAAGCACAAGAATTGTACGGTTTCGTTAGTAAACGAGACTAACATGTTATTGGCGCTAATTTACGCTTGGTTTACTGCTCAACCCAGCTTACGCAAATATGTAGAGCAACACAATCCACAAACAGTTGGCGATGTAGACCGACTGGTGTCCGATTGGATTCGTAACAGTTAAACAAATAGGCCAGAGTTTTCTGGCCTATTTCTTTTTGTGTGTTCACAACAGAAAATTTTGATTTGAAGTCATTTGGTCATTGTGCTATAATATTATTTCTGTTGGGGAGAAAACAATTGCGATACACGGCAATCAAACAAGTGACTAGCCCACTTTTCTTGACTGCGGCTTATGGTAGAAAATACGAAACTGCTAAACAAGCACTAATTGCATGGCATCAAGGCAGTGACTTTAAGATTGTAGATGGCCCCTACTGCTCTGTTCGTGACTATGAACTGTTGCTGCAAGATTTTTCTAATGTTTACATTTGTTACGGTGAAGGCGGTCTAGTAGAAGTTTAAAAAAATTTTCTTGAAAATGCGATCCAAACACTGTATAATATTGTTTATACAGTAACACAATGCCCCGGTGATGGAATAGGTAGACGTAGAGGACTTAAAATCCTCCGCCGCAAGGCGTGCCGGTTCGAGTCCGGCCCGGGGCACCATATTAGAACACATTACTAAGAGCGCAGACTCACAGCGCGACATAGTGTGTTCTAATATGGGTGTTTCGAGCCTGTGTTTATCACAGATAAAAACTTAATAACAACTGAATCTCGTTGTTGCCCTCAATCTTAGGAGTAGGTTATGTTAGTAGTGCCAGATACTTGGGATAATTTAGAAAGCTATACAGTTTGGTATAAGGAAAATAACTATCCTATTAGGCCTCCAAGCGATATGTTTGTGTACGAAACTGAGGTTGCACTTAGTACTGTGGTATTTAGACAAGACGTATATCAAACTGAAATGTATTTTGCAAAACCAAATATGGTTGCACATGCACATTCACATACTGCTGACCAAATGACTATTTTTGGCGGTGGCAGTTATACAGCAAGTTTTGGTTTCGCCGCAAAAACCTATGGCTCAAAAAAGTTTGGCGAACCACAAGGTCGAAACGAAAATCAAGACTTACCACACCAAGAGTTCGGTAATATTAGCAGTAAACTAACTGCTGGTTTTTGGCACGCACTTAGTGCTGGATCTCGCGGGTTTATGTTTTTTGTGTGCCAAAAGTGGAACGACAAACAGCACATGAACTCTACTTTTATTGACTGGGTAGGCAAGCCTTTAGGCGAAGCGCACAAAAAGTTGCTAGAAAAATGAAGTATAGTCAAGATCCTGTTCAAAATGCCATAAAAGTTATAGAGCAGTTTATAGCCAATAAATTTCCTTACTTGCCAAACTCAGTAAAATATAATAAAATTATATTAACAGATGTTAGCACAAGCACACTTGCTTGGGTAGAGGATAACGTAGTATTTGAACTGTACTTTATGCACCCAAATACTGAAATTGTGTTGCATTCACATCCATTTAAATTATCTAGTATATTTATGGATGGGGATGTAGAAGCAACAGTATTATTTGCAGATAAATATACACATAAAGTAAAAGTAGAAAAAGAGCAGTTTGGAAAAATACGGCCAGTACTACCAGAATTTACTAAGCATGGCTTTAAGGTCGGACCCTCAGGCGCAACATTTTATACCATTCAAATATGGGATCAAATAGTAACAGAACCTAAAAGCGCTACAGAAGAGTATATTGGTAAACCTTTAGGGCCGGTACATAAACAGCAATTATTATAAAATTTTTTACTTGATTGAACTAGTTGTTTTGTTATAAAATATTATTTCAGTCGGGCCTATAGCTCAGATGGTTAGAGCGTGGAACTCATAATTCCGGGGTCACTGGTTCAAATCCAGTTGGGCCCACCAGTTTTTCCTACACCAGGGACAGTAGCCAGTCTGTCAGAACAAGAGAGTTAGGGCTTTTTATTTAACACAAGGAAAATCATGAAGTTTGATCGTTTTGATTTTGAGCAGCAAATTATGACGTGCTGGAGTGTGGTTGAGGATATTAAAACAGTATATGAATCCAGCGACTATACCAATGTAAGTGAGGATGATTACCAAAATGCACTGCTT